AGCTTGCCGTCGCTGTCCACCTTGTCTCGCTTGACCCAACGCAGCTCGGTGCTGACCTCCTCGTGGTAGCTGTCCGGCTCCCATGCCACCAGCCCATCGTTGACGTGTGCCGCCAGCTCGTAGGAACATTGGGCCTTGAGGTTCTGGTACTCCCCCTTGCCGATGACCTTGCCGCCCCCTTTGAAGGCGACGCAGCCCGGCAGCAGGTCCACCACGCCACCGCCGATGCCGTCGTCGTCCACCACGATGCGTGACCGCGGCACGCCCTCCTGCTCGGCAAGCTGCTTGATGGCCGCTGCCGCCTCCGTGATGGCGTTGCGGTCCATCACCGTGACGTGGAGCACCCGTAAGCCGGACCACAGCATGATGACCGTCCTGTCGCTACCATAGCGTGCGATGTCGGCGGTGATGGCCATCTTGCCTTCGGGAACCTGATCGGCCGTGAAGATGTCCATGATGGCATCTGGGGCCATCAGCGCGGCAGGGTCGTGGTCGTAGTCCCAGTTGCCGAGGAGCAGGCGCTCGCGGTCTGGGCCTGTGAGGCGCTTGAGGTTTTCGATGTAGTGCGGGCTGATGTGGCTGTTGTCCGTCACCAGAGCGGGAACGAAGGCGCGGTGAGGGGCGAGGGCACCCTTGCGCCACGGGTCGTAGAAGTCGGTGTAGACCCAGTTGCGTGCCGGGTTGCAGGTGAGCAGCAGCTTGGGTGTGAGGCCGAACTCGTCCAGCTTGTACCTGATGCGGCTGCCCACGATGGCCTTGGCCTTGGCCGTCACCTGGTTGGCCTCGTCGATGAAGGCGCCGGTAATCTCGAGGGAGCCGAGGTCGTCGAAGTTGGGGTCGCTCGGATAGGCGAACAAGTCCTTGAGGATGATGGTGGATGCCCCGATGGTAATCTGACCCGTCTGTGCGTTGTAGGTGTAGTCACGGTTGGCGACCATGCCGATGCGGCTGGCGGCATCGAAGAAGGAGTTGAGCGTCGTCTCCTTCAGGGTCTTCGCCACGGCCCTGCCCATGAGCCAGCGCGACCCCTGGTGGTTCAAGGCGGACCACAGCAGCCACGACACGCCGAGGTAGGACTTCCCGCCACCGGCAGCGCCACCGTAGAGCACCTCACTTGTGCGGGGCGTCTTCAGGTAAGCCCATGCCTGCGCCTGCTTCGTCGATAGGTGGTGGGACAGGTTGGATGTCATCTATCATTGTGAAGCGGCTTGTCACGTCCGCGTTGAGGTCAATGGACTGCTTGGCCTTGCCGTAGCCACGATCCAGCAGCACCTCCGCTGCGCGGATGTCGCCCTTGGCTGCCTTTGCACGCAGGGCCATCAGGATGGCCTCCGCTGCGGTGATGCCGTTAGCGTTCTCCTCGCCGAGCACATTGGCAAGGAGCTTGTCCAACTCGGGCAGCTTCTTGGGCCTTCCGTTGGGGTTGCCGGACTGTCCCTTCTTGAAGGGCTTGCTGTTCGGTATGGGGTTCGGCTTCGCCATGACTGCTAGTCGGCTGTTTTTTTGGCTGTTTGCTAAAAACCTTCCAATCAACGAAGTGGTGGTATCGGTTGAACCTGATGACGGTCTTTGCATACTGCGGCCATACGGATTCAAGCATCTTTGCCTTGAGGAGCTTCTTCTTAGGATTATTGCCCTTGTATAGTTCGTCTTGGTTGCCGCCCTTCATCTTAGCGGATGTCTCCTTCTTGTTTGACATATAGTAGACGCACGACGATGTTCTTCCTCCATTGTGAAGCACTTGAAGGCAAAGGTCCACGTCCTCATTATATTTCAGCCTCCATCTATATGGAAGGTCGCATCGTATTAGCATTGCGCTGTATACATGCGTATTGAACTTGAACGGCTTTTTGGGTGGTCTTGCTACAAAGTAGCGGTACTCGAAGCCTGTGATGTCTGGGTCTGCTGCATCAGCATGACGCTCGACGTATAAAATGCCCTCTTTTGTAAACTTCGGATTTCTTGGCTTGCGACCATTCTGCCACTTCGATATCCCGTCGATATTGTCATCAAATATCCAGTGCCTTTGATGCCCTGCTGCCTTCGCGTGATCCCAGCAGTAGTTGCGAGCTGGGTAGCTGCCCAATCCAAGATTTGAGAACGGCAGGATAAGCAACTTATCGCGCCCCACCGCCTTTGCATACTCATCAGCATCTTGCGGCTCGACTGCGATGAGAAACGGGATGCCATCGCGCTCAAAGTTTCGAGCGGTCATAGGGTTGTACGCCCTACCCTTGCTTACGATATAGACTGGGTACTGAGGTTTACCGTCCACGCTGCTCCAATTTTTACCGGTGCTGGTATTGACTTGCTCTTCAGCCAGCTCTCAGCTTCTTCGGGTCCATCGAACACGATGGTAACCTTTTGAAGTCCTGACGCCGCCCCTATAGGGTCGAACTCCTCGGTCATATCGAGGTCGTCCTCGGTCATACTGTTTGCCTCGTGACCTGCGAAGGGCACATCCAAGCCCCAATCGCTCAACTGCCCCGCATCCCATTCGTTCGCCAGTTGGTCCCAGTCCCATTCCCCGAACCCCACGTTGTCCTTGATGATGAACTCCCGGCGCTGCTCCTCCGTCCATTCGTCGGCAAGGATAACAGGCACCTCCTTCATGCCAAGGTCAGCACAGGCCTTCAGGCGCATGTTCCCGCCTAGCACCATGTACTTGCCGTCCTTGTCCGTAACGGCCACGATGGGTCGCTTCTGGAGCATGTCCGGGAACGCCTCAATGCTGGCCTTCAGCTTAATGAACTTCTCGTCCCGCAGCACGCGCGGGTTCGATGGGTTGCCTTTCAGCTTGGATAGCTTAAGAGTCTCTGTCTTCATTGCGTTTGACGATGTTCTTGGCCCATGACCATCCTGCGTCACCACCCCACAGCGCCCATGCGATGCGTCCGTTGCTGGGGTAGCCATCCTCGCCGGGCGACCACCCCTTGCCCTGCTTGTCGACCTCGTGGCGGTCGAAGTAGGCCTTCATCCGCTTGACGGTATCGAGGCTCATGCCGCGCCTGTTGACGATGTCGGTGGCACGGCCACGACCGATGTTGGTACCGCCTCTGCCGTATTCTTCCACCCAGTCTAGCCCTCGCTTGGCCTCGCTGACCATGCCATCGGTGGGTGTGTAGCTCTGCGCGGCCCTGACCTTCTTCTGCTGTTCGTACCAGTGGCCGAAGCGCTCGGCAGCCTCCTTGGACGGGAATGAGCAGGGGCCGTTCTCGCCCCACTTCCACTTGCCGTTCGGGCACTTTATCGCTGGCATGGATCAGGTGTTGTCGTCAAGGAGTCGCCCGATGACACGGCTCTTGAGTGATAGCTCGAGCCATGCTCGGTAGATGATGGCATCGTATCGCCTCAGGTCTCTTGGTGTCATGCGCCTCTCGATCGCGGTGCGGTCATGTCCTTCGGCGGTGATAAGGTGGGCTACCTCGTAGGCCTGCTCGGTGATGGCTATCTCTTCGGCCCTATCCATGACGGCGCAGAAGCGAGGCGTGCGTGTCATGGCTTGATCTTTTTGGGTCGGCCACGCTTGCGGGCCTGTTGTGGTGCAGGTGCCTCTGCTGGTGCGCTGTCCTGCGTCGGCTGCTCCTGCCCTATGATGAATCGCTCCCACTCCGGGGGAATGTTGCGATTGGTCGGGGCCGGGTAGATGCGGCACCCGCTGGCGAAGGCTGCCTCGATAGCGCGCAGCATCGGGTTCTGGGCGGTGCCCATCTGGCGCCTGTGGCCCGGCGTCTTGCCGTCTGGTAGGGTCAGTAGTACGTCTATCATCGGCGGGGCCACTTGTTGGCGGGGCAGGTGAAGAACTTGAACGACGCCTTGACGCCAACGCAGCAACCGCACGGGTCGATGCGCCTGCCATCCTCCATGACGACGACCTCCGAGGTAAAGGCGTCCACCAGGAGGCGACCACAACTATCGGTGGCGCTGCGGTATGCCGGGCAGGCGTCGGAGCCATCACCGGCCACCCCGCGGCAGATGTTCAACCGTCTGGTGCGTAGGCTCTCGGAGGCCTCCCCTCCGATGGGCGGCAGGTCGATGGCCTCGCGCAGGATGTTGAGGACGCGGAAGTGACAGGCGAGGCAGGAGGAGGTGG